GTCTTGGACTCGCTGCATGTGTTGCTGGCGGCTTATTTGTGGCCTTTCGCAAGGGCCACAGCAGGCAGGCTGCTAGCGCGGTGGTCGGCGATTTGTCCGTTTTCATAGCGTCCGCGGCCGAGTATGAGCCAGAGTCGCGAGAGGTTTGTGAGGGCGAGTCGCATGATTTCACGGAAGTGGAGGAAGTGGCGGCGAGCGGCGCAGAGGAGGAGGGCGGAGCCCCAGTCCGACAACGGCGTGTTGTCAAGAAGAAGTGGGTTCACAAAGTGTTGTCTGCGGGCGTGGTTGACAGCCCGTATTTGGCGGAGGTTGTGCAAGAGGCAAGGCTGCATTACAACCATCGGGAAGCTTCCCCATATAATATGGGGTTGGCCAAGGCTTTCATGGTGAGAACCATGAAAGCGCATGGTCTGCGGCCCGCACATATAGCGGGCAACATTGATGACATGGTGTTGGCCACTTTTGTCATCACTGATGCCCAGGCCCGTAGGCGTGATACAGCCCGCCTTTTAGCAGCAGAGGGTAGATTTGGGGGTTTTCACATCAATTAGGGGTGCCGCAGAGAGGTGATTCCAACGGTTTACGATAGTGCTGCTCCTGGAGCACGGGGCATGCGCGTAAAACGCTGGAATCCTCTGCGGTACACACCCGGCAAGCATTACCGGCTTGTCACTCCATTTTCCAGTCGAGTATTGATTCCCTTTTCCAAGAGTGTGGTTAATGTGGTTTCTGGTTTGAAGGAGCGCGTCTATTATTTGAATCCTGACGGCGACCAGAAACCACCCTGTCAGCGCAATGGGGCGGACTTCGCGCCACTGGTTTCTAGGTTGGTGAGTGAGATAGGCAATTGCAACCGGTTGACCGGGGATGAGTTCATCATCTCGAGGAACGGCTCCAAGCGCCTGTTATACACACTAGCCAGAACCAGGTTGGGCACGGAGCCTGCCACATTGGCCCAATTGGCACAATTGGGTTTTTTCACTAAGTATGAAAATACAGTGTGGGATAAGCAACAGGTTCCTAGGATCATTTCACCACGTGATCCTCGGTTTAACTACCTCTTGGGCAGGTACACATCCTCCATCGAGCACGCCGTGTTTGGTGCGCTTGCCAAGTTGGTCGGCA